AAAAGGAGGGAGGTTGGGTTCCTGTATACCAACAAAGAAGGGGCATTACTACAGAGTAAAAACCTTCTTGCCTGAGACCCGATTGGTAAATCGATTCTACTTTCGTAGCAGCACCACCTGTGTCTCATCACCTTAACTAGCGTTTGCCAGTAAGTTTATTCAGTCACTCCCATGTGCTGATCAGGCACGAAATTATTATGGCATAAAAAAAGAAGGGTGTCAAGCCCTTCTATCTTTGAATGTTAACAATTTACTTTTTCTTCTCACCCTTCCTTGGATTCTTAAGAAACCATGAAGGTTGATTAAACACATTTAGTGTTACCCATTTAGCGTAGTGGACGCCACGATAACAGAGAAAGGCAAAGACCTTTTCTGGATCATGTTTATCTGGGTCGTATTCGGGTAAACCGTAGTCCCATTCTATTTTAACTTTGAGTCCCATCGCCTTGCTCCGTTGTCTTGAAAGACTGAAGGAAGCGAACCTCGAAGTAGATAAAAGAAAGGAAGACCACGCACCCTAGGTTGATTAAACCGACAGTATGTAGTGCTTCCATCTTCCTACACCGCTGTTAGTTTTTTCTGGACTCTGACACCACGATACATTAGTTCATGGTTTCTTGCCTGTGCGGCTTCTGCTAGTACCTTTGCTTTGTACTGCTCAGCGTCATACTTGACGCCACGATATGTGATAGTAGTCATGTGTTTCTCCTAAAGTTGGTTGAATTTCTCCTTTAACTCTTGCGAGTGATCCGAGTCTCCGTTCCTTTAGTCGTTTGCGTCCTTACAATACAATCCTTGTGTTTCTCCAAACTCATAGTAAATATCAACAATCTCTTGTCTATCTTTATCGCTAAGGTCTGGATAGACTTTAGCACGATTTACAAGTTCATTGACGTCTGCACATGAGAATGCAACTACCTGAGTAGATGCCATTAATAGAGCAAGCATATGTATCATAGGATGAACGATCCGTTCCGCGACTTACTTGCGTCCTAACATGTATGGTTTGCAACCTTTTTCTTCCACCTTGCTGTAGAAATAATCTATAAGATATTCCTTAGCATCAGGGATGTGATTATCATTGCTGAGAATCTCTGCCCTGTTGTTATTCCACTCTTGACAGGTCATTGTCCAATGGGACGGATGATGCTGTGTGAGTAACGAAGAAAGTAGTGCAACTTCAATCATGAGGATGAACGATACAGATATGTTATCATATCCTCAATTATTTAGCAAACTTTGTTGTTTAACTTAACGTTAAGGTTTACGTTTCTTACGTTTCTTCGTCTGGTAGGGTTGGTTTGGTAGTGTCTTGTGTCTCTTGAGGTGTGCTTTCACTTGACGTAAAAACTTCAAGTGGTCCTGTATACCACTGCTCTGGTGGTGGCCAAGAGGATCTAATGGAGATATCGTCCAGTCCTCTGACTTCGCTTGGTTTTCTTTCCACGATTGTTTTGGGTTTTTCTTCTTCATCAAATTGATCAACAAGGTTTTCGATTTGTTGATCAACATCGTACATTGTCTTATCGACTTTCCATTCTAACCACCACTTTGCATACCATGGTAGTGCAAAATTCAAAAGGATCCATCTTAAGATACCCTTTTGTTTTTTACTCCATGCTTCAAACTGCTGCACTTCGGTGGGTACTCCACCCCAGTGGTGCTCAAATTTAAAGTGAAAATCCTGCGAAGGTTTCTTGTCCAACATCTTGTTTGATACCGCCTACTATGTAGGACTCGATCTCAGTCTCTTGAGGTGCATTCTGTTGACCCTTACTATTCAACCAATGGTTTGTCCATGGTAGTGGGTTAGTGCTAAGTGGCACGTCGAATACAGGTGTCAAACCAATCGCTTTCATACGACGGTTGGCAGTCCATTCAACATACTGACTGAGTAGTCTCTCGTTTAAACCGATGATGCTTCCGTGTGAGAATAGATAGGTCGCCCAGTCTTTCTCTTCTTCTACAGCATCGATAAACATTTGTGTGATGTTTTCTCTTTCTTCTCTTGCAATCTCTTGCATTTCTGGATCGTCACCTTGATCCCATCTCTTAAGTATCTTTTGAGTGATGTTTAGATGTTGTGATTCATCTCTAGCAATCAATGCAATGATCTTTGCTGATCCTTCCATGAGTTTCAACTCACCAAAGGCGAAAGAGCATGCGAATGAAACGTAGAAACGTATGCCTTCAAGGATGTTTACGTTAGCAACAGCCCTATAAAGTCTTCTCTTTAGGTCATGCAGTGTCCATTGTGAAGTAGGTGATTCTTTCCAGTCCTTCTTCCACATGTTACCTTCTGCATATTCTCCTACTGCTTCGAGGAAATCGTCATATGCTTTCGTGACTGACTTCGCTCTAGCTAAAATCTTTTCGTCATCTAATACAGTGTCAAATACTTCCGAAGGATCTGCATATACATTCTTGATGATGTGTGTATAAGATCTACTATGGATTTGCTCCATGAAATTCCATACACCGATGCATCCTTCTAACTCTGGTAACGAGCAGTAAGGAGCAAATGCCATGCCAGGTCCTCTACCTTGCACGCTGTCAAGGAGGATCTGATATTTAAGGTTAGAAGTATAAATGTGTTTCTGTTGATCGTTTAGTGTTTTGTAGTCAGACCTATCCTTCTGTAGTGAAACCTCCTCGGGTCTCCAAAAGAATCCTAGTTGAGACTGTGTAAGTCTCTCAAAGTCTGGGTATTTGTATTCATCATATCTCTGCATCCCTAAGGGTGCTCCGAAAAACATTGGTTGTTTCTTAGTATCCACTTGGTTACTATTGAAAACAGTAATTGACATTTAATTCCTTAGGGGTGAGTTTATACATTGCAAGCTTCGCATTCTGCCTCGTCTCCAGACAGGATGTCATCGACTAAACTATTGAGATCGGTATGTGCTACCTCAGCAATAGGTTCTTCGATATCTTTTTTATTGTCGTAAGTATTCTGATAGTATGAGGTCTTCCAACCGTATTTGTAAGTATTCAACAAGTCCATAGAGAATACTGACATAGGTATCTCATTGTTAGGATAATTCTCTGGATTGTATGACCAGTTACCACTGATCGCTTGATCAAAAAACTTCTGCATAACCGCAACAACCTTGATGTAACCCTCATTGGATTTCATATCCCATAAGAGTGTGTAGTTATTCTTTAGTGTGTTGTATTGCGGTACAATCTGCTTAAGAGGTCCTTTCTTCGATTTCTTAACGGACAAGTAGTCTCTAGGTGGCTCGATTCCATTGGTTGCGTTAGACACAACGGAGCTGCTCTCCGAAGGCATTTGTGCGGACAGAGTGCTGTGCCTGAGTCCAAATTTCTTGATGTCATCCCGAAGAGAATTCCAATCATGTTGATACTCTGGTGCTACAATTTGATCGACTTCCTTCTTATATGTATCGATAGGAAGAATTCCATCATGATACTTTGTGCAAACGAAATTACCACATGGTCCTCTCTCCTTTGAGAGTTGGTTTGATGCCTTCAAAAGATAGTATTGGAAGGACTCTGTTAACTCATGGACAAGATCATAAGCACCTTGCTCATCATACTTAACACCTTGCTTAGCAAGGTAATGTGCTAGTCCGATGTAACCAATACCAAGTGAGCGACGTGCAAGAGTAGACTCTTCTGCTGCCTTTACAGGATACTCTTGATAGTCAATCAACTCCTCAAGACCACGGACTGCAAGATCACATAGATTCTCCAACTCATCAGTCTTTCTAATCTTACCTACGTTGATAGCAGATAGGATACACAAAGCAATCTCACCCTGTCCTTGGATGGACTGGATAGGATCTGTTGGTAGTGTGATCTCTTGACATAGGTTACTCATGCTCACCTTATCTTTAAATGATGAGTGAGTATTAACGTGATCAATATTCATCAGATAGATACGACCTGTCTCTGCTCTCTCCTTGAGCATAGCAAGGATTAATTCCTGTGCGGGGACAACATTCTTAGGGATGGTCTCGTCTGATTCGTATTTGGTATAAAGACTATTGAAGTCAGGAGTGCCAAAGGCATCATATAAACCAGGCACATCATGAGGAGAGAAGAGAGTGATACTTTCATTATTAATAAACCTCTGATAAAATAATTCGCTCAGTTGAATACTGTAGTCTAGTTTCCTTACTCTATTATCCTCTGTCCCTTTATTATTCTTAAGGACAAGGATGTCTTCTATTTCTTGGTGCCAAATGGGGAAGTGGACAGTCGCTGATCCACCACGGATGCCGTTTTGAGTGCAACATCTGACAGTGCTCTCAAACTTTTTGAGGAAAGGGACAACACCTGTGTGCTGCACTTCACCGCCCCTGATTTTAGCGTTGATCCCACGGATTCTACCTGCGTTGATGCCGATTCCAGCCCTTTGAGCAACGTAGTAACCAATAGCCATGTCACTGCTAAAGATGCTATCGAGGGTGTCATCAATATCAACAAGAACACAGCTAGCAAATTGCCTAAGGGGAGTCCGCACACCTCCCATGATAGGAGTCGGGATGTTGATTTTGTGCGTTGAGATTGCGTCGTAGTATTTTTTGACATAGGTTAATCTGCTCTCCTCTGGATAGCGTTGAAACAATGTTGCTGCGATCATGACATACATCTGCTGTGGTGTTTCATACACCTCACCAGTTGACCTGTCTTGTACCAGATATTTATCTACAACTTGACGAAGACCTGCATATGTAAACATATAGTCTCTATCATAGTCAATCATAGAGTTGATATCGTCCCACTCGAGACCGCTGTACGAGTCTACAAGGGTTTTGTCATAGAGTCCCTTAGCAATACACTCCTTGATATGCCAATGAATATGTGGATGTGCATCAGGATGTCTTTGGTAGACTGCCTTTCGGAGAGAAAACAGCAGCAAACGAGCAGCAACAAACTGATAGTTTGGTGTGTCTAGAGAGATCAAATCATTCGCAGACTTGATAAGGATCTCTTGAATGTCATCGGTCTTGATTCCATCAAAAATCTGCAAGTTAGCATTCATTTCTATTGCAGACTCGGAGACACCTGCGACACCATCGCATGCCATCTCGACCATCTTATGAATTTTTTCTAAGTTAAGTGACTCAACAATGCCATTACGCTTGACGACGTTGGTGCTCATACCTTTTTCCAGAATGTAAGTTTTACTTTTGCCTCGGCACCTATGAAGGTGTTTTCTTTTATGATCTTTTTCACATCATGACCTGCGAGGTGCATGTCATTGAGATCTTTCTGCTTAATAGTCTTAGGGAATATCACTACGGAGTGACCCTGAGATATACTATCAGTTATCTTAGCAACGATCTCCTTGTTTCGTGGTTCGTTGTCATAGACGAATGTAAATTTATAATTGAAAGTGCTGAAGTCAACATCACTACCACACATAGCAATAGCATTGGGTAAGAAATAACTGTCGAATGGTCCTTCAGTGACATAAATTTCTTCTTCAGTGTTAACACGATCCAATCCAAAGAGTTTAGTCTTACTCTTATCAAAGATACATGTGATATATCTTAGCACACTTTTAGGTGCTAGTGATCTACCTTGAATTCCAAACCATTTACCATCCTTATCAATAAGAGGGATGATGATCCTAGGTTGGTCATTCTTTAGACTCTCAAAATAGTTTGGACTCTGAGTGTTGACCCATGCCTTAAACTTGTCAACATAATACAGAGTATAAAATGCGTCCGAAGGTAAGTGTCTTTTCTCTAGATACTCTCTTGCGGGATGCTCATTATTTAGACTAGCAATCGATTGCAGTCCAGTAGGCTTGGTGGCAAAGTATGGCTTTGCTGACAAGTCTGGTAGGACTTCTTTCTTCTTAGGTTTTTTGTATTTCTCGAGAAGATATTCTGCGTATAAATCTGAGGCTTGATCCTTCAAGAAGGTAGACAGAGACTTAGAGATACCACAGTTGTGGCATTTATAAACGTAATCATTATTACGCATAAAAAAATACCCCCTCGCTTTACTCTTATAGCGTTGGGAGTCACCACAATAGGGGCACCTAAAATTGTAAGTGCGTCCTTGATGTTTAAATTTTTCTAGTCTGACCCCAACACGATCGATGTATTGGGTATCAACGTAACTCATTAAGGTCGGATATCTCTCCAACTAGCATACTACTATTTGGGGATCCTGTCAACACTGGTTTAATAATCTTCTGTCCTACTGGACTCACTAGGAAACTTATGATACTCAGTGCTCCAAATATACTCCACATCTTCTTCTCCATTAACCTCAGGCGGTCATCCACCTTCCTTATATCTCTCTCGCATCCTTTCTTTATTGCATTGGTTTCTCGATTGACATCTGCAGACAGTCTATCGATCTTCTCAAATAATACTTCGTCTATCTTATCTTGCTTGTCAAGTTTCTCATTGTGTACAGCAAGAAGTTGACCCATCTTCACAGAGTTTTCTTGAAGAGTGTCAACAACTTTTTCTAGTCTTTCAATTATAGCTGAGTTGATATCAGACATGGAGTGCTTTTTGACGTTTGTCCCAGTAAAATTTTATTACTTGATTAGGGTATAAACGAGTTACTTTAATCTTTTTGTGCACCTCAGGGCGATATATTTTTCTGAGTTGAATATTTATTTCAGACGGAGACTTACCATACAATACATATGAGTCAATACCATCAAAATGTATTAGATAAGGAATGACACTACTATCTTTCTGATAGTGAGATGCTTCTCCTAGTCCTACGTTGCCTGTGCGAGGAGCAATCCCCACGTTTGGTATAACGTAACCCTTGGGTTTATACTTACGTTTTTTTACTTTCTTCTGCCCTAGCATAGGATCAAATCCTGCCACAGGACCACTTGCATTAGCAGATCCAGAGAATCCACCAGTGCCAGCACTCATTGTTGGGGCATCTTCATTAATCATTCTATTGCAGTTAACGTATCGTATACATCCATATCTAAATCAACTTCATTCAATGAGCCCTGATTGATCTCTGGATACCTATCTAAAAATATTAGAAAGGTCTTCAGTATAGACCAGTATTCTCGCTCGAGTTTATACATTAGCAACGGTATGGTTGCCTCATCAAACACATTGAATAAGATGATCAAATGGTTAATGATCAAATTTGTACGTAAAGTCCCAGACTTCAAGTATCTCTTAAGCAGACGCTTAAGGTATTTGAATTTCTTCATGTCCTCCATGAAGTCATCTACAGTAACCGATTGTGGGTTGTTGTAGTGCTTGATGGCAAACAGTAAGTGATTCTTATCTGTTAGACTTTCAAAATGCATTACGAAGATCAGGAATACCTGAGATTATTTATTAACTACCGAATGTGATAGTTGCTGCACCGTCAGTTTCTTTCTGGACAGCACCTTTACTTGTGGTAATGATACACTTATACTTGTAACCGTTAAGTGTTGTACCTCCAAGTCCACTGTATGCAAGAGTTGCTGTGGCAAAGTTTGCATATGTGATACCTGTGTCAAGTGAAGCACTTACATCTACCCAACGAGTAGTAGCAGTTGCTGTCTGTCTCTGCCATTTGTAAGAGATAGTACCTGACTGGTCTACAGTTGCTGCTGCAACGAATGTACCTGCACCACTAGAGGATGTAGAGTTAGCAGGTTGTGTGCCAACTGTGATTACCTCAACTACATCTGCTGCGATTGTGTCATCAGATGCGTCGCCCGCTGCTGCTGCAGTAGCATGTGTGAATGCTAGACATTCTGCCTTGTGACGTGTGTCACCATTGTGTGTAAGATATGTGCGATACAACCACCAACCTGGTCCTGAAATTCCTCTGGACTCATTAGTGCCCTTAGTCATCTCAGTGTCGTCAACAAAAACAAGACTGTAGTTAGAAATGCTATCTCCACCCTTGATAACATATTCTGCTACTGCCTTGGGAGGTGTCCTCCTGATTGCTGATCCTGCTGCGATTGTTGCAGTTGATCCTGCGTATACCTTGTGTAACTCTAGAGCAGTCGCTGACGTTACCTGTTTTACGATGTAAGAAACACCTGACAAGTCCAACACATCTCCTACCTTGACAAGGTTGTCAGAGGCAGACGTGAAGTCTCCAGAAGTTGTTACGGTTGCATCGCCATTGGTTACTCCTACGGCAGTGCCCATTGCTTTCGCATCGATTAGTCCAAATACAGCCATTGTTCTCTATAGTACGGGTGGTTTCATCTATATGTTATTTATACTACTTTGACTCTAGAGCTTCCTTAACTTTCTCAAAGAGAGCGTCGTCTGCTGTAGTCTTAGTTAGTTTCACTGCCTTACCGATGATAAGTAGACAGATATCGATTAATTTTTCGCCAAGTTCTGCGTCGTCTGGAATTTTAGCAACAGCAGAATCGATAACCTTGTATGCAAGGGGCATTAAAAAGCTAAACATGATTTTATAAAGCGTGGTACCTTATTTATAACTTTTTATACTCGCTTGGTTTGAGACCTGCAGCCTCAGCATCATGCTCTTGAGTTAATGAGATCATTCTTCCTCTCATTCTCTCTTTGATGACATCCTTAGCGGCTTTGTCATCTTCATCATGTGCAATTACATTACCTTCGGCATCCTTTTCATGATGCTCTTTCTTTACTTCATGCTTCTCATAACCGATGCCATCGCCATCGTCGTCCCACCAACGCTTGACTTTTCCTTTCGGATCTTTCTTGGCAGATTTTTTTGCAGCTTCTTTCAGTGCGTCCATAGATGCACCAAGTTTTGCTTTCATGGTTTCTTTCATGAGGTCTTCCTTTTTCGGATTTACAGTTACACCTTTCTTAGTAACGGTCTTGAGTGAACTCTTCCTGTCCTGAGTTTTTTCAGTTGGTTGCTTCATTCAAGTCACCTTTAATGTTACTTCGCCAGTCGTATTTATCCTTAATCGACAGCTTGAAAGATTCGACATCGAGAGTTTTTGGATAGTCTTCGTCACCCTTTTTAGCAGGTGCTTCGCCACGCTTACGCTTGGCATGGATGTTATCCCATAGACCTTTCTTCTCTTCGATCTCTTCTTCTTTAACACAATTAGGAACGGTCTTACCGCCCTTCTTTTTTGTGCCCTTTGCTTTGTATCCGTCCCAACATGTCTTGGCACCTACATTAGCACGAGCTTGTTTCATGGACTCGTGAAGGTCATCTATATCAATACCAACCACTTCTTCTTTAGCGGTGACACCAATATCAACTGCATCTTTAGCAGTCTTACGACCATCCTTACCCATAACAATATATCTACCATCAGACTTACGACCAGTGACAAGCATCTGATCTCCACCTGAGGAGACAACACGTCCAACGTTTCTATCTCTCTTAAACTCTTCCTTCTTCTTAGCGATAGCTTCCTTCTCAACAGGGAATCCCCCATATCCTTCTACTACTACCTCATGAGTATCTAAGATGTCGATAACCTTTTCTGCACCCTCTTGAAGTCTTTTGATCAACTTGTCAACAGTGCCGTTGTCAATAGCATCGAAAATTTTATTCTGCTCTAAGAAGGTATACTTCAGTAGTGCAGCAGATACCTTTATATCTAAAGTCATTGCTTTATAGAAAATTAGTCGTTAGAACGTATTATTATTTAGTCTTTGTCTTCTTTCTAAACTCAGAAAACTTAATTGTTGCTTGACCAGGTGTCATTGCTTGGACTGCTGCACGATACTCGTCAGTGCCTACCTTCCATGAGTTACCACTACCATCATCAGCAGAATAGTTAGACTGATCTTCCCTTTCAGTGATGTGCTGCAACCATGCTTTGTGCTCACTGCCATCTGGCATTTGGAATACAACATAGTTTGTGCCACGGTGGACAACATGTCCTGTCAAACCTGTATCATCGTGCTCTACTAGTGCACCAACCTTAAAGATATGGTTGAGCATATAGAAGTCACGGAATGTATCATAGTCTAGTTTAGGTGCATACTCCCATAGTGATTCATTAATCCACTCCTTGACATCCTTCTTCTTACCTTTCTTAGGTGGAGGTGTCATACCCTTGAGGACATCTGCCATCATCTGTTGACTGTGCTTCTTGCTAATACCCTTAGGCATTCCACCATGGAATGAATCATGGTCGTTACCTTGAGCATGCTTACGCATGTCTGATGCTGACAATTTCTCAATAGGATCTTCAGACTTGGGGTCTCTTGCTCCTGCAGACTTAATGTTTATTGTATTAAAGTCGTAATGTACTTTATTGTATTTTTTTGTAAGTGATTCAAATTCTTTTACTCGGTCATCACCAACAACCATAGTGACATGCTTATGACCTTCGTCATTCAAGTCCTTTAGGATGTCAAATATATTACGGTGTGCCTCGTTGTTTTGTATCTTATCCTTATGTTGAGGATACATCTTCCTCATGTGACCTACTTTTTGGTCTGCTGTGAGGGGATTCTTTTTGTGGTCTTGGGATCTGCTAGGGTAGATTCTGTAGTTTCCCGAGTCGCCTCCGTGAGATCTAACAGCATCGAGTAACTTACCATGGCCAGCATGAGGAGGATTAAACCTGCCAAAAGTAATTGCAACGTGGGGGTCAGCATCATTTTTTTTATTTGTACTAGAAGATTGACCCTTCGCGGACGGTGAGGGTTTCTTTGTTTTAGTCTCTTTTGCTTCTTTAATGAAATCTAGGAAACGCATTTAGCCCCAATCTTTTGCTACGGTGAAGTTGGCACGACTGAATTCAAGTCTGTCAACGAGTTTAAGAGCGGTGCCATCTTTAATAGCAACAAATCCTTCTGGACTTGTTACACGATAACCCGACTCGTCTTCGAGGAAGGTGCCAACACCTTCGATCTTTTTCAATTTATTTATAATCATATTTTTTGCGTCCATTAGGTTTCTAAACCCACTGAGTGCGGAAAACATGATTGTCTTGTTACTATTTAGGAAAGAAACAGAGTCTGATCTACGTTTTTCCCATTGATCCTGTGTTTTCTGAGTCTTTTTCTTAATGATTTCCTTCTTATACCTGTTGTCTATGAATTTTATATACCCTAATGCCATCTTAGATGAGGTGTTAGGAATCTTTCCTTCACGGATAACTTGGTTGAAGTAGATCTTAAACATAGCAGCAGGTGACATAGCAGATTTATCTTTGGTGATGACATCTAGAAACTTACTGCCTGATCTTAGGTTGCTCTTTGCTTGCCTAATAGTATTGTTGATATTATTCTTCTCACTGATGCTGAGATTGGCAACACCATTTACGTTAGTAAATTCAGAGGAGAATACTGCAATGTCTTTGATACCCTGTAGACCTTTGACATCTGCACCAAATGTTGCAGACAAAGTATCCATGCTACCACCAACGTAGCGAGTGTGAAAGACAATACCTAGGGTAGACTTTGCTACCTTGGCACCCATGTCGCTGTTTTTATCTACGACATAAGTGATTGTATTGGGTTTAAATCTATAACCTCGTTTGCCACCAGCGGTAACAAGAGGAGGGGTAGAAGTATAGAGGAGATCCCCTTGAAGAATACCGTTGATGGGTAGTTTCTTAAGTTGCTTGTAGCATTGCTTGAGGATACCATTGATAGCACCTTCGTAGTGGAAGTCGATGAATTCTTCATTGTATCCTATTTTAGGTGTCGTCTTATTAAAGACTGACTTTGTGCCAACAAAGAATTCTCCTGTCTGTGGGTCTTTACCACACACAACAGCGGGTGCACCATCCCATTTCACAGTTACTTTCGTGTTGCCTCCGCCCATTCCTGAGGTAAGCATGTCACGAAGAGACTCTAAAAAGGCAATGCTATTCTTAGCACCAGTAGATCCAGTGTTAAAAATATCATCTTCTAAATGCTCGAGGTGAGTATTCTTTGCCATACTTCTATAATACTATACTGTGATATGTAATGGGAGAGTAGTGTGCCACTTCTTTATGTGGATAGAAATCCAGTATCACCATCCATATCCAATGTGCTAGGACGAATATTATTTATCTTAAGTGCCATCAAAAAAGACCAACGTGCACTAGATTTAGAGTTAGTCTTAAGACGAATCCTGATATTACTACTGCTTACTGAGTCAGAGAAACGTGGGCATCCATATCTTTCTGGATCTCTACCCATATAATATAGTCCCTTTCCTTTTATCTGTATATAAAAAGTGCTCTTAGAGTTATAATAAGTTTCTACTTCTCTTGCTGCTGCACGACCCTCTGCCAGATACTTATCTGGAAATCTTTTAAGATCTAATTCAAGACCCTTCTTTCTTTGTGCAAGGGTTGAGTCTTTCTTTAATGTAAACTTAGCAGGTGTATTCTTATTAGGTTTCCAATGATCGTTTGCTTCCTTTATAATGTTAAAGTTTTCAGCAATACCTATCATAGTAAGTGCTGCTTCTTTCTGTGCACTTGACTTACTCTTATCGATAGTAAACTTCATTGCTGAAGTATCAAAATCAAAATTCATCTGAGCAAAGTCAGCAGATAACTTTTCCTTTAATTCAAACTTAATTATATTAGTATCTTTTTTTAATTCTAAGTCTGCCTTTGCATTGTCTGCACCTGCAGGATCAGACACATCAAAACCTTTGCCACGCAGTGCTCTAATCAAATCAAATTCATACTGGAAACCAGCATTCATCGTCAGCGGTCTAGCCGAGTTGCCCTCTCCGTCCAATAGAGGTTCGTTGTCTTTCTTGCGTGCCATAACTATATTTATCGCACTCGGATCTATTATTCCAGTGGCGAATTACTCCGCTAACAATGAAACAATTAGTGACGAGATAACTAACAAAGATAATAGATCGTACAATGACCACATAATTATCATAGTCTTTCGTTTT